CTGCATAGTGGTCACGCTGTGACTCTACATATTCCCAGTCAACACGCATACCATTACGGTTCATCTCAATGGTTGCACGTAGCGCATCCATCTGTGTGAACATTAGTGGCAATATATCTTGTGCTTCAGCTTCTGCCCATTGTGATTCAAAGATTTCAGCAGTGTTCTCTACATCTCCCTGCAAGTAGTCAAGTAGTTCTGCCTTTGGAATCTTATCTGTGTCCATACCAGACTTCCAATAGGCTTTAATCTTATCGTCCTTCAATGCATGTTTGCCAATGTACTCTGCTGTAAGTTCATCAAGGCTAGCATACAGTTGTCGTTGACCACTTAGTAGGTAGGCGGCTAGCTGTGTATCCCAGATACGTGGCAGCTTGTTACTAATATCACGATAGATGTACAGTAGGTCAAACTTAACGTTGTGACCAATTACTAAATCAGCAGCATCACATAGGGTAACTAAATATTTTAGGTCGAGTCCTTTCTCATCGTACTTGCTATTGTATAGCCCACCAACAATCTTAGTTCCACTAGCAATGACCTTGTTGCCACGCCACATAGGGTTACCGCTATTGTTACCTACTGGGCATCTAATTGTTGTCTCAAGGTCAATTACTAAATTCATTACGTCCTCCATTTACTAATATATCTTGCCTTTGCTGGTTCAATATCTACTTCAAAACAACCATGTCTATGCGCCTCCAATGTATCTTTACCTCCAAATAGTTTGTTCTTAGGTACATGAATAAATCGTTGTAAATCCATACCCGGCTCATTACTCTTGCCAATAGTGATAATGGCATCAGCTTCACCAATCTTATCTGTCTTACTACCTCGTAGCTGGTTCATCTGAATCCACTTCTCACCCTCTCCTGTACCATCTACCTGTGAAATAGCAATGACGGGACAATATTCTTTTGCCACATCACGTGCCCATTCATATAGTTTACCGATACGTAAGTCTTCTCTAGCTTCATAACTGAATCCATGCACCTTGTCAAGTTGGTCAAAGATGATTAGTCCGGGCTTAAACTCTTTGAACAGCATGTTAATCTTGTTCACTGTCTTAATGCCACTATCATCATCTAGAATTAGAAACCTCTCACCTCCAATAGATTTGAATTTTGTTTCAAACGTAGCAGGATCACCTAACAATTCGCTACTAGTAACTTGATGTGCTGCTTGAATTACACGCATCATAACCTTGTTGCTAGCTTCCTCGTTGTTAATCCAGATAACATGCTCATCAGGTTGTAGTTGTGTAAGCATATGGCTAGCTTCACTTGCAGTGAATGTTGTCTTACCTGTCTCAGGTCGTGCTGCGACAATTACAAAATCACCTTTACGTAATGGGCCTAGGGATATGTTAAGTTCTTTAAGTCTCCAGCTTAATCCTCCACTTGCAACTACACTAGATAGATAGTCTAGTGACGGTTTAACAAACACATCATCCTTCTCTACACTTGCACCAATCTCCTTCTTATACTGGTTTAACATCTCTTCAATAGTTAGCAAGTCACCCTCGTGCCCTATGCCAATTTTCAAACACACATCATAAATCTGTGTAGCATAATCTGTTTCAATTAGTTTAGCTAACAAATCTTTGATGATTGGAGTAGGTTCTGTTAACGCCTTCTCTAAATTATCAAATGCAATTTCATACAGTGCAGGGTCTTTAATCTTCTTACCCTTAACAATAAAAAAGAACGTACGAAACTCTCGTAAGTCAACGGCTGCTCGTGTAGGATAGTTGTCCCAATACTCTCCTAATACGTTGAAGATTTCCATTGTAATGGGGGATACATTATGCTTCTTTACATGCTCCTTAAATCGTAGATAATCTACCTTGTTATTAGTAACTGCTAACAAGTCAATATCATAACTCATGTTTATACCTTCCCTCCATACCATTCGTTAATAACAAGGGCTAAGGCATCACGCATCTTCTTAAGTGCTTCTATGTCCTTCTCCTTGACAGGATCAAAGATAGCAATCCACTTATGCCCAGGGTCTTTATAGTCCTCAAGATACTGTACCATTGCTGCATGGCTGTTAAGCATAGACTGCACTGCTATTTCGTCAGCAATATCAAGATCAAGTTCTACTTTCATTATAACTCCATTTCTTTTAATATATCCATATCAAGTTCTTTTGGTTGATGGTTAAACGTAGCCATCAAGTTAGGGCAAACTGAACCCAAATCTAAAAACAATTTACGTGCTGCTGTGTGTCCAGCAGTATCATCATCTAACCACAACAAAACTTTATTATGTTTTGATACTAGTAATTTAGCTTCGTCATCCATCTTAGTACCTAGTAGACACAATGTAGAATAACCTGCCATATGTAGTTTATAACTACTTAATAAATCTTCTACTACTATTAACGGTTTAGTAGTATGCGGTATCTTTATATAACTATATCGTTGTTTACTATAGGTAAGATATTTAGGCGATTTATTGTATCTCCTTACTTGGCAACCTACAATACCTTTTTCATCACTATATATTGGCAATACGATACCATCAACTCCCTCAGTGATTCCATAGCCCTCACACTTTACCTTATTAAACTCATACTGTAGTAACCACATCTGTCCAGCAATGTCGAAACTATCAAAATTACTCTTAGTTGTCAACTCCTTGTATGTTGGTAGATGTCCTCTAGGTGCAAGCGCTACCTTAGTCTCAGCTTTAATGCGGCTAACTGTCTCCCTTGGTCGATAATATCCGCTATCACCACAATTGTGGCAGTGCCATAGATATGCACCATCAACATTTTTTACATATAGACGGTGCTTAGTGTCTACACCTGATGTGCAGTCTTCGTGATTATACTTAGCTTGTTGCCCTTGGTCAAGTGTTTCAAAGTCAGGTGCATTAATACTAAGTGTAGTCAACGCATCACGTCCATAATACGTAGTCATGTATGCTCCACAATTTTAATACTGGTCATGCCAATAATCTGATGACAGACCTTACATGGCTTAGCCAATAATGGCTTACCTTCTTTACCATACCGTGTTACTAGTATGCGATATGCTTTCTTCCAATCACACTTGAGTAGTGCTGCTACTTCAGCATGTAAGAATACTTTATGCGGCTCACCTACCTCTGCTGCTACACGTGCCTGTAGTGGATGTGTTTTAACGTAGGAGTTTTGTCCAGTAGACAAAAGTCTCCCACGCTTGTCATACACAAATGCACTCACATGATAGTGACACATTACTTGCTAAACACTTTCGTGTAGAGTTCAGTAACACTCTTAGCATCATCAGCAGTAAGCTTCTCAAGGTAGCTAACTTGCAATGCATACTGCACATCATAACGCTTCTGCTTACGTGCCCAATTGATTAGAGTACGTGGAGATATAGTAAGACCAATCTTACTTTGTTCGTATGCTGTACGTACAAGGTTAGCAAAGCGCACCATGTTAGTAGCAACATCCTTATCAACACTACTCTTACTAGTAATGATGTCAACCTCATGGCGTTGAGATAGATAGCCAAGACGAATAGTGTTAGTGAATCGGTCAATGGTAGCTGTATTCTGTACACCTACACCACTGAATGCACCAGTCACATCACCTTGTCCTACTGTATTACCAGCAAATACCAGACGAAAGTTCTCATTAGGCACTACTGTACGATCATCACTAGTACCTGGCTTCTCTTTGAGATAGAGATAGCCACCATCTTCCAGCAAGTTCTGCATGCCCATAGCAATCTCAGCAGGCATCAGCTCCCACTCATCAACTAGACACACTGCGCCATACTTAGCTGCTTCAGTGATAGCGCCATCTTCCCATACAGTAGCACCACCACGTACCACCAGTGTACCGAATAGGCTAGATGATTCTACATCACCAGACATATTGATACGAATGAATGGGCGACCTAGCTTAGCACATACATACTTAACCAAGGATGATTTACCGCTACCAGTAGGGCCAGTGATTAGAGTCTTATCACCATCTACCATACCCGCTACTAGTAATGCTGCCTCATCTTTCTGCACTACGTAGTCAGGATCAACATCAGGGATTAACCTGTCAATGTCAGGGTTACCTGTCTTATTGAACACAGTGATACCAAAGTCACCAAACACGGGACGATAGTCGAACACCTCACTAAACCATACTTGTCCAGCTTCTAGTGCTGTATGCTTAGGTGTAGCAGGCTCAGCAGTAGGTTTAATCTCTGCCTTAGGTGCTTTGCCCATATGGGCGGCAATGGCTTTTGCAACACGATCATTCAGGTCTGCGCTAGACATGTTAAATACTCCTATCAATGATTGACAAAATTGTTGGTGATAGTTGATCAAGATCATTAACTACCACATTCTTACTATAAAACCTCTTCACGTTGGTGTCATATATCCCAACACCATACACATCAACACCCATAGCTTCAGCAGTATCAATGGTCTGCTTAGTATAGTGGTCAATGTCACCTTTGTGCTCCCTACCGCATGGACTACCATCAGACAGTACAATTAATACCTTACGATGCTCCTTACGATGTGCAAGCTTACTAGTAGCATATGCAATGGCATCACCATCACTATTCTGCCATAGACCACCACTCACTTTCTCGAATCGCTTAACTAGTTCAGGTGTCGCTACCTTCTCACCAAACTCACTGAATAACCAGATAATAGGTTGTTCATCTTCCACTGTGTTAGTAAACCCGTAGATAGAATGCATGATGTTAAGTGGCTTCAATGCTTCCGATAATGCACCAGCACCAGCGCATGCCATATCAAACTTCTTACCACTCATGCTACCACTACAGTCAACTAGTAAACAAACCGCAGTGTCTGTTGTATCACTTACTACACGTTGACGAAACACTCTACTGCTAACAGCATCATCACCACTTACTAGTCGGTGTAGACTACCGTTGTGTAGCTTACCCTTCTTTTTACCATACTCATACCTATCACGGCTACGTGTCTGTAACTTAAGACGTAGCTTATTAGCCATAGGTCTAGCGTTACTAGTAATGTAGTTTGCAACAATAGATTTGTTCAAGTATCCAAGGTGCAAACTATCTTGCACTATCTTAGGTATAGCACGATCAAAGTTGCAAATGACATACTCGTTTGCATTAGGTATAGCATATGCACCCCTACCTATAGGCTCAGGATTAAGATGGATACCAGTGCGACTAGGCTTATGCTCATGTCCAATAGCTTTGATTAACTTATCTACGTTAATAATTCTATCTTCTAAGTCATCATCAGTAGTTTTCTCCTCACCATCTTCACCCTTACCCTTACCGCCTCCACTTCCAGTAGCATGCACTGGCTTATCTTTATAATCTTCAGGGTCTTGGTCATACAAGTCCTTAAGAATACGCTCTGCTAAGTCCATAACACCAGCAGCATCACCTTTCTCACGGATAGATAGAAGTTCTGCATTATATTTGCTAAGTTTAGCAAGTCGTTTAGCTGCATCAGCATCTGCATGCTTACCCATCTGTGTCATAGCTTCAGTGCTACTAGTAATCCAATCACGCATTGATGCATCCCACACAAATAGTGGCAGTGTTAGCAGTTGTTGTTGGCGTAATTCCTCATCCTCACTTTCACTATGCATTTTAATATCATTAGCATACAGATACCAGAAGTTAGTGCTAATAACTTTATCACCACTGTATTCCATATCATTACGATAGTCGATACGATGATCTTCAATTAGATTGTTGATAAGGGCTAACAATCCACTGGGTTTCACCTTGTTTAAGAATGCAAAGTCACTATGCACCACATGGCTTGTCTCATGCTTTACAAAGTAACGCATACGTGTTAACCACTCTTCACTGTTGTTACTAGTAATTGCAGGTAGATAGATGGTTTTACCATCAGTTCTAGGTGTACTCTCTGGTTTATCCCACTCAACACGTACACCACTGTTAACAGCGCATGCTGCTACATAGGTTTCAAATTGTTGAACATCAAGTAGATTCATAATAGTGCCTCTTCTACGTCATCAAAAGTATCTTTCTGCTTTTTAACACGTTTACCCAGTATTGTCAAGCTTTCTGCTGTACGCTCACCATTGACCACAGGAAAAGGCCAATGCTTTAGTTTATCTTCGTTACATCTGGGTACATGTACGTCATGAATATCAGGTTGAATTCTGAATCTATCCACGGTTCTACATCCTCCAAACCATTATTAGTAACATACTGTTTAATTAATTCCCGCCTAAATTCTTCCTCATGCTCCTCATCACGCAAAATGATGACAGACCTTTGTTCATCCTTCATATGCCTCCTCCTCCATAATCCATGCATCCCCCTCATAACACTCGATGGCATCTCTTATAGTGTACATATCAATAATGTTACCCCTTGCAAGTTCTTCGTTGATATAGTCTGCAATGTAATTGCACATCTTGCTGTCCATATTAATTACCTCCAAAGAATATCAAAGAATGCTGCCACTGCTACTAGTAACAGTAGCACAAACAATGTACTTTCCACTGCATCACGTATCAATGTACGTTTCATAAGCTGGCTCCCAATGCACGTAGACGTGATTTAGTTGTGCGTGTAGGCCATTGTGCCAGTGTCTCTTTATTTACATCAAAACGATTCAGACTATACACATAAGTTCCGATATGGTTGCCGTGTAGATACACCTTTGCATACTCAATACATGCCCGTGTAGTTGTCTCAAGTTCAGGCTGATACACTACCGCAGTATTCGCTTCCTTCCAATTACGCTTCTGTCCAATGGCTAGACACATTTGTTTTTCAATTTTACGCATGATTTTTACTCCAATAGAATGAGAATCCAAACCGCCACACCTTAACAAAGTGCAGGCCACCTACTTTTTTATATGCAAATCGTTTCATGTTACTAGTAACAGAGGGCTTTCGCCCCCTGTCCCTCTATTATTGTGCATCCTTCTCTTGCATGATGGCATCACCCAACAATGCAACCTTACCCCAGAGAATCTCAAGTTGCTCACGTGTAAACTGTTCACGTGTCTCACTGTTCCACTTCTTTTCTGCTGCATCAAAGAATGCAAGCATGCGCTCATAATCACTTTTAGCCTCTTGCAATTCACTCTTACCCTTGGGCAAGGGATTCCCGCCATCATCACTCTCAATTGAGAAGTCATCATTACGCTTCCACACGTC